TAACAAGGCTAAAAATGGGATGTTTTAATTTTCCGAATTCTGCAAATTATGGCATCAAATAAAATGCGTTGTAACAACTACATGCTCCTTGCATTTAATTCCTTCTCCACTTCTTCCCATGTAAACTGTTCTGTAATAAGTTCATGAGTATATTTTTCCCAAATTGTTTTATAATCAACACCCATTAGTTGGCTCATTTCGATTAAAGCATCGACAACTTTATTGATCTTAATTTCTACCATCTTCTTCTCCATTTGAAAGTGAATTTCTATTTTATTCTTTTTCTGTAAAACTAATCATTCTATTTCCATCTTTCGTTGCATATACAGTAATATATATATCTGCTTTTTCAATTTCCGTAATTAATTTATCTTCTAGTATTTCTACTTTATAAGTTCCATCATCATTTTGATAAGCGTGAACTTCCCTTTTGCTGAACTTAGCCAATTTCTCTTTATCATCTACTTTCGTTGGTGATAACCATTCAATATAACAATACGGAATAATTAAAATTTCTTCAGAATCTTTTAATTCAAAATAAAAATTATGCTCTAGTTTGCCTACAATTGATGCAGTAAAATACTGTTTAATTTTAGTTTTATATAATTCCTCCATCATATATCTTTCTTTAATCTTTACGTCATAAAATATTTTTTTACTTTCTTGCATTTAATCCACCTCTTATTTTATGAAATCCATTTCACCATTTTCACAGAGAAAATTATATTTATCTATCCACCCCTGTGCGGATAAATTGCCACATCTTTTCAATTGTTCTTTATAGCTTCTATTAAAGACAAGTCGTGATATTCCAAATTTATACTCTGCAATTGTTTGTATCATTTTATATGTAAGAATAGCGTTTTTATTAGACAGTCGTCTGATTCTAGGATCTGAATATGTAAACGCCTCAGTATTGTCTTCTACTCTTCTTTCATCAGTCAATGATCTATCATATAGTTCTGTTGTTGCTATGTAATAACATGTTAATTTAAAACATATATCCTCTATATCATCTCTGGATATTTGTTCTATATATTTAGTAGTTGGTTGCTCATCAATCGCTTCAACAATAAGATCTACTGGAAATGTTTCGCGTCCATGATTCATACTTGCTCTTAACGAATCAACCAACTTATCTGCATCAATCAATCTTGTTTTCATTTTATATCCCCCTTATGAAACGTGAGTTTCAATCAAATATCTCTGCAATATAATTATCTTTTTGAACTGTTGTTATTGTATTGCTACATCCGTCTGTCCTAAATGTATATTCTCTCATATTGCATCTGCGCTCTTTTATTATTCCGGATTCGTATTCTTTTCGTATCTTCTTTGCATATTCTGTTCTTTGATATTTAAGACAGAAATATTCTTTCCCACAAACAGATTTTACTCTGTCTGTGGATTTATAAAATTTCCGGAATTAATATCCTCATATAACCTATCAAGTGCAATCTCAAATGCGCCAACACCTGAGAAAAAACTACTCAATTTCAAATTATCAAACAAATAAGGCATAGCTTTATAAAGCTCTACATATATGTAATAAAGAACATCTACCACAATTGAATTGCCTGCCTGCTTATACAATTGACTATTTGAAACTCCTACTTTGTGTGCTGCGTCAAAATCTTTATCAGAAAATCCCATAAGTCTGAAGCACTCCTTTGGAGTTAGTTTGCGAATACGGATTGGAGATTCAATCTTACAAATACCAGTTTCTGTCGCAGTAATAGTTGGACTAATATTCCCATCATCCTGGACTCTACCTCTTCTCGTTTTGCTATCTGGATAAGACAAATCTGCAACACCACCAATTTCACATTCGATATATCCCTGTTTTGTTGCTTGTTTGATTGCAACTTTGTTTCCTTCTCCTTTATTCGTAGTTAATGTTGGAGACAATCCATTTTCCGAATAAACAGACCCATTCATACCATTACCAGATGGGTTGATATTCCCAATTTTTAGAACAGCAGTTCCTTCAGATTTTCTGTTGCTAATTCCTCTATCCTCTCTCGCTGCAATGCAATTTGCATATTCGATTAACTCTGGTTTATTATATGATTTATCAATTCCACATAATACATGTGGCTGTCTTCCACCACCTTGCATAGTCGTTAAAGTAGGACTAATGTGACTATCATCCCACACGCCTCCGGCATATCCTGTTCCGAAATCTTCTCGATTTACATTTCCAATAAATTTAGGTTGGTCAATTTCTACAACTCTTTTATCACCACATGAATCAATTGTTCTTAATGCACCACATACATCATTTTTATAAGTTCGAAGCCCCTCATCTTCTCTTTCTTCACACACAAATTTATCATTTTGACTTTTCTCATATTTACTTTCAATACTCGATATAAATTTTTGGGTTTTCTCATCAGAAATATAGAACTTCTCATCGACTTCATCTTCCAATAAATCCTTCAATCTTAATCCATTATCAAAAGGTTCTGGAAATTCAAACTTACCATTATCCAAATCCTTTTTAATAAATAACAGATACACACGTTCTCTGTTCTGTGGAATTCCATAATTTTTAGCATTCAGAACCTTCCAATATACGTTATATCCATATTCTTCTAATTCATCAGTAAATAATTTAAATGTTGTGTCTTTAAACTGTTTTCCAACGATATTCTTTACATTTTCATAAATTCCAAAATTAGGTCTATTTGATCTAACTACTCGTAAATATTCAACAAGAAGAGATGATCTTGTCTTTTCAATATTTTTACTTCCACAATTCGGACAACAATCTCTTTTACTCCAATGAACTGTTAATGGATTATATTCAAAATGCTTTCCATTATCATCCACACAATCTTTACAAGTCCACACAGAGCCTTTTTGTTTACCAGCCACACTGAAATCCTGGCACGGTGATCCTCCACAAATCATATTAAAATTATCTAACTCAGTTTCATCAACCTTTGTAATATCGCCAAGATTTTTACTTTCATCAACATTATGAATAGCACAATAACTTTTTGTTGCATATTTATCAAATTCACAAAAATTTACAAGTTCCCACTGTTTATCTGAATTATATTTTTTATCCTTATTTTCTACCATTTACCTCTATATAAGAGGTGTGTACACACATTTTACCTAGGATTACTCATTTGTCCTTTCTTAAATATCTATGTAATAAGACCATTTGCAACTGATCTGATTCAAATGAAAAATATATTTTATTTGACGTTCATGACCGTCAATATTTTATTCTCTGTTACTAATTAATACTTCCCTCCAAGCTCGTATAATAATAAATGTCTTGGAATAGTACATATCTTCGTTCCGTCCGGGAAACGCAAGAAATTTTCGTTGTTAATACTCCGCTCAATTTCTTCTTCTGACGCTTCCTTAATTTTAAAATATTTAAATTCTTTTAATTTACATTCTAAATCATCGTCCATACAATACCTAATAATCATTTTAATACTATTCTCAATATTCTCTTTTGTCGCAATAATATGAGTTTGGACGTATTTCCATTTACACGACCCTTTATATTTATATTTCATACCCACATAATATAAATAATGTTTCATATCTTATATCTCTCCATTCTTCTTGTTATTTATAACTTTTTGTTTTTACAGCTCGCAAAGTTTAAATTAATTTTCTCCCACATACTGGACAATAATTGATTTCAAGCTGCTTATTTCTCCATGGTTCCGGAATCATCCCCAATGGTCTTTCTATATCCAAAGCGTAATATTTCCTGTTATCCGTACCTTTGCATTCATACATGTTAATTTCCTTTAATTTTGTATTTATACGATTGCAAAACTCACAACACATTATTTACATCACCACATTTCTAAAATCCTGTCTGTTTTGTTTCAAAATTGATATTACCTCTTCCAACAACAATTACAGAATCATCTTCCCACTTTTCACCTTTGCTATAAAATTCTGTATCGTTTTCATATACACCCTCTGTATGAATAATTTCAAAATCAATTTCTCCATCAAAATCTTTAATTAATGTTGTTGTCCATGGACGCTCAATATGGTAGTTAAAATCTGGATTATATTTCAAAACTTCATCTAGCAAAAATACTCCAACCATTCCAGAATCTGCACAGAACTCTCCAAGTTTTTCATGTGTATCTGAATTGTAAGTTGTGCAAGACCAATCACCATACAACGTATCTCTACAGATATAGTTTTCGATTCCTAGCACTTCCATATCTTCTCCATAGTTGCATAGTTTCCAATCAGAAACATTATTTTTTCTATATTCCTGAAGTGCTGCTTCATATCTTTTATTCTCTTCTTCATACTGTTCAGATTTATGAATCCATTCTTCTAATAAAAACTCTTCTGGAAAACCAGTATCTTCTTCTAACGCTTTAATTTCGTTTTCATCCATTTTTCTGTAATCTGGATAATATTTCTCTCTACTATGAGAAAAATAATCTTTTGCTTTAGGATATTCTCCTACCTCTTTCTTTTCTTTGCAGATATAACATGGATCTGTGATAATAATATTTCCTTTAAATCTCATCTTCTCTCCTTCTCACACCATTCAAAAAAGTCATACATACCGTGATTTCTAATACCATCTGATTTTCTTTTCAAAAACGGTATTAACTCATGCATAAAACTATTTACCCCACCAATATTCAATTCATAAACATAATTTGAGAGCGCATAAAAGATATACTCTGCAACATCTTTTCTACCGGCTGCTCTTGATTCCGCTTTCATTTCATCAAGTTCTTCTTCTGATAGCTCGTAAAACACCTTAGAACTAACAATATTTTTCTCTATCTTTTTCAAAACAAAAATTACCTCAACATACTATTTGAAAATTGTATTTTATCTTATCAAATCTAAATATTTTTTCTTTATATCATCATCAGTCATTTTTGTTACTACATGACTATACGGATTATACAACTCATCATCTTTTAAATATCCAAATATTTCCCTACAAACTTTTACAATCTGATCTTTAGAACTTGTTACATCATAATTTTTATCAACTTCTTTTTGAATATGTAACACATTTCCAATAATACTAATAGAATTCAATTCATCTTTATTTTTAATATCAAAATTATTTGTACATTTTTTATCAATTACCAATGATTCACAAGATGATGCTCCATACTTAATGTCAATAAAATAAATCGGAACAATTTTTGTCACATCTTCAATCGAATATGCTTCTTCTATTACTAAATTTAATGAACTGTGATTTACATAAAATTCCGCATCATCCTTATTGTTAAAAATTGCTCTCGCAACATGTAATATATCGTTGTTGCCACACAATACAGACTCTAAAACTACATATTTTTCATCAAAATTAAAATCGAAATTATTCATCTCTTGTACTACTACACTTACATCATTATTACCATTCATCCTACTTCACCACCATTAGTTCGCATCCGCCTCAACCTCGTCTTTCAAAACGAACTCATAATTACCGTTCATATCTGCTCCAATGTCTAAATAATCATCTGCATCAATTTTAACTACATCTGCATTAATTACTCGCATTGCTTTTAAAATGTATCTATCATAATGTCCTCCTGGAGTAATAGTAGTTATAATATTGATATCATTTTTGTCTATGCTATATGGACATTCTTCCATTTTATTTCTTTCATTGTGCATATATCCATAAACTCTTATTGTATCTAAAATTAATCCTTCTACATTTTTTATAAAAAGTTTCCCGATAAATTCTTCGCTACTATAATTCACTTTTACAAGTTTATTTTTCTCTATTTTCATTTTCTACTCCTTTACATGAAACAGACAATTCATTCTTTATACTTTTATCAAAATTGCCATCCAATAAGGAAAGCAATTGTCACCTGAGATACCATAATAGCCACATGAGCATGATTTTAACTCATATCCATATTCTAAAAATGATCTCACTTTTCGTTCATAATCTTCTTGACAGTCCGTATTTATTGTTATAACATCCATATCTATATTCCTATTCTTTCTTTCGCTATTTCAAAATACTTCTCATCTTTTTCAATGCCTATAAATCTTCTATTTAAATTCTTACAAGCTAATCCAGTTGTACCGGAACCAATACAACTATCCAAAACCAAATCTCCTTCATTAGTATAAGTTTTAATCAATTCTTCTATCAATGCCAATGGTTTTTGCGTTGGATGTAAAGCTGATTTTTGAACATCCTTTGCAAATTTCCATACAGATCTCGGATATCTTTCTGTGCTATCGTATGTAGTTAGTCCATGTTCTCCATAATCTGTTGTATTCTTACATCCAACCTTATGTTCTGCTTTACTCACTTTTCTAACATGTCCAGTTGTTTTTTGAGGATTGTATACAGGAGGTTTTTTATAAAAAATACAAATATCTTCATGACTTCTTAAAGGCATTTTCTTAGCATTTAGAAACCCTGTTGGTTGTGTCTTCTCCCAAATCAAATTGTATCTCCACATTTGTTTGTTACTCATCATCAGTTCTGCAGTAAACATGCCATTTGCAAATAAGATAATTGCAGCATTGTCTTTTGCAATTCTTTTATACTGTTCCCACAATGGTTCAAATGGAATAATTACATCCCATTTGTTTCTGGAAGTTTGTTGGTATGGAAGATCTGTAACAATGCAATCTACTGATTTATCAGGAATATTCTTCATTAACTCAAGACAATCGCCATGTTGTAAACTAATACTACTCATGGGGAACACCGCCATTCCATTTGAATAATTTTTCTGTGGCTTTAACTCTTTTGTTGTTATCTATCGTTCTATTAACTTCCTGTTCCCAAATACATTCAAAATCTTGCGGTGCGTTTTGTTCGCTGATAAGAACAATATTTTTCTTGCTTAATTTTCTACACCATTCCCAAAATTCATCATGATTAAAATTCTTGCTTATACCATACTGTTTTACATTTTGATATGGTGGATCGCAATAAAATAATCTATTTTCAAATCCTGTCCAATACTTATAATCACATTGGATAAATTCAATATCTTTAATATTGTTTGCTTGTGCCAACAAATTTCTTTTCGCCTCATCATAATAGTTTCTTGTGGCTCCTGATTTTGTATTAACCAGCCCTGCATATCCACCATCAAAAAATCTACCATTATAGCTTGCTAAGAATCCTATTGCCCCAATATACCAATCTTCAAGACAATTATTATTTTCATTAAAACATTCTCTTACTTCTGAATAATGTTCTTTTGTAATAAAATCTGGAAGTGTGTATATTTTATCTATATTTTTAAACAATGCTATTAAGTATCTATGTATATCAGATGCAATTTTATATTCACATTTAACTTTGTCTATCACATTGAGTCCGCCGCAAAACGGTTCTATGTAACATTTAATATTGTTTTCATCTATATATCTCTGAATAATCGGAACAATATGTTTCGCTATTCGAGACTTACTCCCCATATATTTCAAATTTTTTCACCAGAAAGGCGACATGTCCTTAGTAGCTGCCTATTCTTTTTATCCTTTCTAATTTAGTTTAATTTAACTCTATTTTCTGTAGTTTCTACATATTTTAAGTCATTATCATTGACTATATAAATTCTTCCTGTATTCTGTGCAGCTTTAGCAGTTGTACCACTACCGCAACATACATCAACAACTCGTCCTCCCTCGTCAGTATAAGTCTTAATAATATGTTCAAATAATTTAGTAGGCTTCTGTGTAGGATGAAGACCTTTCTCTAAATTGAATTTGACAACACTTCTTGGATATCTTTTACCTTCATATTCTCCGTCTGTTCTTTCATAACCAGATGACGTAGCCAAATTCTCAGTCATTCCACTTCTCTTCACCTTATAAGGTTTACCGGTTGTAAACTGTGGATTATACTTCATATATCTTTCAGCTTTGTTGTATGTGGTTGGTGCTTTCCCAAATATTAGTACAGATTCATGCACCTTAAATGGCTGATGATTGACGCTTGCAAAATTACTTCCATTATCTTTTTCCCAAATCCATTCATATTTAAAATAATCCAAATGGTTCATTACTAGATAACTTGTGAATGGTTGGCTTGCTGTTAATGCTATGCAACCATTAGGAACAAGCATCTTCATAGCAATATCAAAGAATTCCTTATCATCAATTGGTAAATCCCACTTATTTGCTGTCACTCTATTTTTCCCTTTGAATGTATAAGGAAAATCACAAAGAAACATATCAATGCTTTCATCACCGTAATCTTCATATAGTGCGTGAAGAAAATCTAACGCATTATAATTGTATATTCCATTATCTCTAATTAAGTCTTCTTTCATATTACTATTCTCCTTCATATTTATCCGGCAGCTCCATCCAAGCAATAACTGTACTCACCACCTTCATTTTTCTTCCACCAGTTCCATATGTATACCAGTTGATTTCATCTCTCCATCTTTTGTCTACATACACTTCTTTTCTGCAATATGCTACAAACCGCTCACCTCGTTTGGTTTGAATTAGAACTTCTTTGCTTTTATATGCAGAACTGAAATTAGTTGTTGAATTTTCCTCTAATTCAGGTAATCAATCTTTTTTAATTGAATTCCAATCTTTATTCATCCCATATCTCCTCGTTTAACAAAACTCAAGCGCATACCAATCATCTGCAATTTTCACTATTTTTAATTTGTTTTCATATCTTTCTTTATAGATATCGATCAACACCTTTTTAGCTTCTGATAAGTTTGTAAACCATCGTTTCCCATACATATCATAGTTCCATTCCCAACTACTCGGATATGTCGATAGTCCATAACCTTCAACTATAAAGCTATCTTTCCCTACATAACCAACATAATCAACCATGATTCCTGTACCATAAATACAATATACTTTTCTACCGATTTTAGGTTTCATTTATATCTCCTTTTAAAACATAATTTGAAATCCAGTTTTTATTTGATAAATCTCCTACATTTAATTCCATTTATACTTCCTCTTTAGTTCTTTATATTTTTTCATTGCTAATTTAATTTGTTATATTTACATAAAATACAATTATACTTCTCAATAAAATTCATTTTATTATTTCCTTTTTATAACCCATCAAATTCTTTCTGATACTCAATCATCTTTTTCTCTAACCACTCAATTAATTCTCTTTGGAATCTTGAAGAAAGAACTTCATCTTTTCTAAATGGTGTTGAAATTGTAATCCATGTTTTGTCTTCTTTTGCTTTGTTTAAGTGATAATTAATCAACCAAATATCATCATTTAGTTGCATTGCCTTTTTGTATGTTTCTTTTTCCATATACTTATTCTCTTTATAATACTTCTGTAAGAATCCTGAAATCTTTGAATGTGTTGTTTTCCATAGTTACTTCTACTGGTTTATTTACTAACTCAGATACATAATTTACTTTTGCATCTTTTAAAATCTGATTTACTTTTTCAATAGATTCAGTTATAGTTTCCTCCCTGTTTAAATCTTCTCGTTTACATTCTGTGCCAACATTGACCGTATATTTTCCGCCATCATCAACCTTTTTACATCCGATAGAAAATCCAAGTTGTAATCCGATTAAATTAGGGCAACCTTTTAAGATCCCATATTCTGCAAAAATAATTTTCCCTAGTTCTTTAGTTGCCTTTATAGAATCTTCGAACATTTCATCAGTCCAAAAGAAATGATTTTTATCTTCTTCAACAAAATAACATCCATCTTCAGAAAACACTCCACTTATTGTTACAACTTTTCCACTTAAAGTACACATTTCATCTGTGAATGTGTATACTCCATATATAAAGTATTTCTTTAGATCTGTACGAATTCTAACTTTATCACCAACTTTATGTTTCAATTGATATACCTCTTTTCATTAATATTTTGTATCCTGGACAACTACTTTCCCCACAATCGTAGTTGTCTTTTTTTAATACCCAGCATTTACATGTCTTTTTTAGTTTTGCTCCACATGCAACACAAAAATTATCTTCTTCCTTTATTTCTGAATTCCCGCATTGAGGACATACCATTTGCTGTGCCTCCTATTCCTCAAACTCTGTTTCTTCTGTTACCGTTGAATTGTCACAAATTGTTACCATTGTATTTTCATTTGGAATAATGGTCACTTCTTCGTCATTTAATCTCCAATTATAAGAAAGCTGTTTGCCTTTTCCGTGCAACGATTTGCCATCCCACTCAAAAATATCTGTTGATAGTTTGACTTTTCCAGGGAGAAGAGACATTAACTTTGCTGTCTTTCCTGTATAATCAGCTTTCGCTGCTATTGATTCAATCTTCGGATAAATTTCATAAACTCTTCTATACATATCCGGCATAACCCTTTTAAGTTGATCACAAAATTTTGAAATTAGTTTATCCCGATGTGATGCAATTTCTCCATCGAGCAATTCACATGGTACATATTTAATAAGTTCAACAATAAATTCTGGCGTAAAAGATGTTTCTTTAATTATCTTCTCGTCTACAAAGTTGTCATAATAAATTGTGTTATTATATAAATAATATGGAACTCCAATATAAACACAATCTGCAATTCTACATACAAAATCTAATGGTTTTAAAGCATCTTCTATATCACCATATCTTTCCCTATATTTTCTTATTAAACTTTCGTCAAAACTCTCGTTCTTTTCAATTTCACAATGAGGACACTTGTATTCTGATTTATTTAACATTACACAACGTTTTCTTTTATAAGCATCACAATTGTCACAATTATTACATTTATAAACAAAAACACGGTCTTTCTCATGTGAATAATAATCTGCCATTCCTTGATAATAATTTGGATCATAATAAGTAAAACAAATAGGTTTATAATCTCCTATAATAGTCAC